GCCGTCAAAAATCAATGCATATTCACTCTTTATCCATTGTCAACGAGTACAACTCAGCCGTCCTAGCAGGTCGCGTGGCCGCCTCTCGGTGGATCTTTGCGGCTGCCCAGCGCTTCGAGCGCGACCTCGAGCGCGACGACATCTACATGGATTGGGCCTCCGTGGACGCCATCAACGCGCACTACGAGTCCCTTGGCCTCGTCGGTGATGACACCGGCAAGCCGTTCGCCTTGCACGCCTGGCAACTGTGGGCAATCGCGCAGTACTGGGGATGGCGGCGCACCGATGACAACCTGAGACGCGTGCAGCTGGGGATCCTGCAGGTCGCACGCGGAAACGGCAAGACCACACTGGCCGCAGGCCTCGCGCTGTGGGATCTGGCATCGGCACCAGGTCGCAGAGTGCACGTCATCGCCAACAACGACGAGCAGGCTCGCATCTGTCTCGACACTTCGCGCACGATGCTGCGTCGGCTAGAGGATGACAGGTACACCGTCCTGTGGGATCGCATCGTGGACAAGGTTGCCGACTCGGAGATGACTGCTTTGCCGGCGCTCGAGCGCTCACTCGACGGATTGAATCCGTCGATGTGGATTGCCGACGAGGCCGCTGAGTTCAAGGGCCGATTCTTGACGAAGCTCCTCACGACTGGCGCCAAGCGAAAGGAATCGTTGGGCCTCATCATCACCACACCAGGCACCAACCCCGAGACCATCTACGGCGAGTTAGTTTTGCAAGCTGAAGGCATTCTCAAGGGCGAAATCATCGACGATACGATCATGCCGCTGTTGTTTGGCCTCGATCCTTCAGACCAAATCGACGACGAGAGCGCGTGGCCCAAGGCCAACCCTGGGATGGAACACGGACAGCCCGACGTTAAGAGCCTCAAGCGCTCGTGGACTCGCATGAAGACTAGCTCGATGGGCCGTGGGGAATTCGCCCGATACCACTGCGCACGCCTCGACGAGAACACCGGCGGCTGGTTGGACATGCAACTCTGGCCTACTGCCGAGATCGATTGGGATTCGCTACGAGGCCGTCCCGCCTACCTCGGTTTGGATCTGAGCAAGTCGCTTGACATGACGGCGCTGATGGTCGCCATCCCTCTCGACGATGGTCGCGTGGCAATTCGCGGAAACTACTGGTGGCCGAGCGAGGACGTGCGACAGCGTGAACTCGACTACCGACTACCCGTGCGAGCGTGGGCGGCAGAGCGCAGGATCACGCTGACACCTGGGCGCGAAGTGGACTACGAAAGCGTGCGCGCGCGGATCAATCAGATAATGGTCGAGTACGACGTGCGTTGCGTCGGCTACGACGCGTGGGGTTCCAAGTATCTCGTGGAACAGCTCGCCAGTGACGGCGTGCCAATGACGGCGTACCGCATGGGTATCTCGACGTTCGGCCCAGGCTGTCAGTTGTTCCAGAATCTGTGGGCTGGCGGACAGCTCGTGATCGGTGACGATCCGATCATGCGCCGCGCGTGCGCGTCGGCGCGCACCCAAGTCGACCGCAACGGGAACATCAGACCCGTCAAGGCCAGCATGTACGTCATCATCGATCCGCTTGTGGCGTCGATCATCGCCGTGCACACCTGGGGCGGCAAACGCGCGACGTCTTACGATTAAAACAATTTAAGCGTTTAGATGCGCTAACGATTTGCAGTCACGCGAGAATCCTTCGCGTGATTCAAGGATTGCTCAAACGATTCTTCTCTGGGCCGTTCGTTGCACCGTGGTCTGCATCGTTTCTGCCATCGGACACACTCGACATCCCGAGTGTGTCGCCGATGTCATCGCTCCGATACACGCCGTTGTATCGAGCAGTCACGCTGATCAGCGGCGACATCGCGCGACTGTCGTGCACAGTTTCCGAAACAGGTTCGCAGTCCCTGTGGGATTCTCCTAGTCGCTTTATGTCGGCGTTTGAGTTTCGGCGCGCGACTACATTGCAGGCTTTATTGTGGGGAAACTCGTTTGCAATCATCAACCGCACGCTCGGCGGCGAACTTATCGAGTTAATTCCAATCGAGCCGGACAGCGTGCAGCTCGACGTCAGCACATCGGTGCCGTTCTACAAAACGCGCACCTACGGCGACGTCTCGCTTGAGAACATGTTTCATCTGCGTGCGCCTGGCTATTCGGGCATGTGGGGCGAGTCGCCAATCCAACTGTGCTCGACGGCTGTAACCACGTTGGCCGCGCAAGAGCAGACCGCGTTGCAGAACTTTCGCAACGGCGGCGCTCCGCGACTCGCGTTGATTCATCCAGGCCAAGCCAACGCCGAGGCGCGTCAACGCATCAGCGAGGAATATCGCAAGCGGCACGCAGGATCCAACAACGCAGGCGAGCCGATTATTCTCGCCGACGGCATGCGCATCGAACGAATTAGTTCGACGCTCGAAGACGCAGGACTGGAAGCTGCACGCAAGTACAGCATCGGGGACGTCTCTCGACTGTACGGCGTGCCGTCCAGCTATCTCAGCGAGGACGTCGGCGCTTCATACGGCTCGATGGAATGGCTGTCACGCATGTACGTCGATGCCTGCCTGAGCACTTGGATGGCTGCGTGGAAGGCAGAATGGATCTCGAAGACCGCACCGTTTGCATCGATGTCGTTTGACGTCGATCAACTCGTGCGCCCAGGTCTCGCCGAAACTATGGCGTCACTGCGCACCGCCGTTGAAGCTGGTTTCTTGACGCGCAACGAAGCGCGCGCACGCTTGGATCTCAAGCCACTCGCAGGACTCGACGAGCCAATTGTTGCCCTCAACATGGGCACCGGCGGCGGCAAAACCAACCTCGGCGACGATACATCAGGAGGGAGTGCCAATGATTTCACACCGTGACTTTACTTCTGTCGAGCAGAAGCTCGACGGTCGCACGCTCGCCGGCTATTCCGTCGTGTACGGCGCCGAGTCGCGTGAGATCTTTGAGCGTGGTCGCCAGTTCCGTGAGAAGATTATGCCTGGAGCGTTTGATGCTTCCATTGCTTCTGGCCAAGACGTCAAGCTGCTTTACAACCATGACCCTCGCAATCTGTTGGCTCGCACGAAGAGCAACACGTTGGCGCTGCGCTCGGACTCCGCAGGCTTGCACTTTAGCGCATCCCTCCCAGAGACAAGTCTGGGCAACGATGTCCACACGCTCCTCACGCGAGGAGATCTCACTGGCGAAATGTCTTTCGGCTTCCACGTCACCGATGAAACGTGGGACGCAACCAAGACTCAACGCACGATCCGCGCTGCGAAGCTGATGGAAATCAGCATCGTGCAGGACGCCGCATATCCACAAACTGCTTCAAGCCTGCGGAGTGTCTCCGAGGCCTCTCATGATCTCGCGTCGTTGCGGATCAAACTCCACTTCCACAGGATGCAACAATGGACAACTTGAACGAACTTCAGAACACCGTGCACCAGTACCGCAAGGCACTGGACGCTTTTGAATCCCGCACCGGCCACCAGCCACAGCAAGTCGAAGCGCGTGGCTCCGGCGAAGAGCGTGAGAAGATCGCGCACATGGACGCCGATCTCTCCGTGATCGAAGCTCGCGCCGAGAGCGCCGCACTGCGCGCGCGCATCGCGAAACTTGAATCGCAACCAATGTTCCAATCGGCTGCACCGTCGAGCCTTCGTGGCGGCGATCCGAACGACCGAGGCAGCGAGGCGTACGCAGCTCGATGGCTTAACGCCATTATTCGCGGCGACAACACCGAAATGCGTGCGCTTGCGACGTCAACTTCTGGCGCGGCAATCCCGACCGATCTTGAGCGCCGCATTGTGAACCGTTTGCAACAGGCCAACGTGCTCCGTGGCATGTGCCCAGTCAGCACAATCGACAGCAAGCGCACTATCTCGGTCGAGAACGCGTTGCCTTCTACCAGTCTTGTCGCTGAAGCCGGCAGCATTTCGCCTGCAGATCCTTCGTTCAACACGCAGATTTCTGTTACTCCATACAAGTACGTCACTGCAACAACCATGTCGCAAGAGTTCATCGAGGACGCCATTGGCACTGGCGGTATTGGTTCGGGTCTCGCCTACGTCGCTGACAAGATGGGCTTGTCGATTGGTCTCAAACAAGAGGAAGCGTTTACCGTCGGCACAAATTCGGGGCAACCGCAAGGCATTGCAGGATCTGCGGCACGCACGACCATCGCGGCACTCCCGCAGGTCACCGACCTAAGCGGCGCCGCAGTCACCACTGTGACCGGCGACAACCTCATCGACACCGTGCACCTTGTTGCGCCGCAGTACCGCAACAGCCCACGTTTCTCGTGGTTGATTTCGGACACGCTTCTGAAGACTGTGCGCAAGATTAAAGTCAGCACCACCGACTACGTTTGGAAGGTTGGAGCCGAGGGCGGCCTCAC